CAACAACGGGAACGCAATCAATTGATAAACAAATTGGTTCGCTTGACCAACAAAGTGCTGAACTTGACAAAGCAATAGCGGCGCAAATGAAAAACGGAGCCGTTATAAAAGATAGCTCGGGTGCTATAACAGATTATTCAAAAAACGTTACTGGTTTTACTGGTGCAAATGATAAATATAATGAAAGTTTAGAACGTCAAAAACAAATTTTAGAGGATTTAAAAGCATTAAAAAAGGAAGTTTACGAAGCTGAAAAAGAATATATTATTAGCCTACAAACGGAACGTAAACAAGAGGAAATTGCAGTCGCTGAAAAATACGATAATTTAATTTTAAGAGCAAAAGCAAGCGAAATTGATATTACCTTACTCGAAGAGGCAAAAGGCAAAGCGTTACTCGATATTCAACAAAAATATGCGGATTTAGAAATCCAAAAGAAAAAAGAAAAAGACGCCGAAATTATTGCTTTGGAAAAAGAAACTCAGGACAAATTGAATTCGGAATATGAAAAAGGATTAAACGATCGTTTTGAAGCTGAATTATTAATGGCGGACGATATTAAAAAAGAACGTTTAAATTCAGAAAAGGAATATCAAAACGATTTGGATAAATTGAACGAGTTAAATATTAACGGGTCTATTAAAAGCCAAAAAGAATACGATACCGCACTTGCACAAATTGAATCACGTAGAAAAAAACGTACAGACGATATTGATAAAAAAGCGGGCGCGGATGAGGTAAAAAAACAAGAGGAACGCCAAAAAACAATTATAGAATTTGCAGATAAAACAGCTAATTATTTTAAAAAGAAATCGGACGAGAAAATAAAGGCAATTGATGCGGAAATGACAGCTGCGGAAAAACAAGCTGAAACACTTAAACAACTTGCAGCAGATGGAAATATAAACGCGCAACAATCACTTGCAGAACAGCAAAGAATAATAAACGAAGCTAATTTAAGAAAACAAAAGGAGCTTAAAAAACAGATGCGAATGGAACAGGGCTTGGCATTATTCAAATTATTAGCGGCTAAATCGGATGAGAAAAATCCACTTGGTTCTGTTATAAAAGATGCAACGGGATTAATGGCGTTTATTAATAGTTTACCTGCGTTTTACGATGGAACGGAAGACACAGGCGCAAATGGTCAAGGCGTAGACGGTAAAGGCGGCTTCCACGCTATATTGCACCCCAACGAGCGCGTAGTTCCAAAAAGTTTAAACGAACAAATTGGATCGATGAGTAACGAACAGCTTGCAAAATTGGCACAGGAATATCAAAACGGGCGTTTAATAACAAAAAGTAACGCAAATGCAAGTTTAGATTTGGTTATTTTAGCGAATAAATTAGACACGTTAACGGATGTAATTAAAAACAAGCCCGAAACAAATATTGCGCTCGGAGAAATTACGCAAAGTGCAATGAATATAGTAGAATCAAAATGCACGGGAAATACAACAGTTTACAACCGATTTAAAGTAAGGAAATGAAACATTTTTTAAACGGCATTGAAGTAAGCCCTCGCAACCGTGATGAGATCGGAGTAATTTGTGACTTTACAGGAAATCCAGATGTATTAAGTTTAAACACCGATACGTTAGTTTTACCGCGCGAAGCAAATAAAATGGTGAAACAACACATTCAAACAAGTGGTTTGTTTATTGGTATTCCTTACCAAGTGCAAATGGATGGCGGCATTACTTTGGATTACTATATTGATTTATGCGATCCCGGAAGTAAACCCGTTTTACGTCAACACGAAATCGAGGTTAAAATTAAACGATCAAAAGGTTACGACGATTTCCGAAGCAAAGCGGATGGGACTTCATTCGAATTGATTGTAAAAGATAAAACAATAAACTATTTTGATTATAAAAGAATTCCGTATTTTATCATAAAAGACAATGCAGCCGAGCAAGTTTTAACGCTTACACTAAGTATTTTTGTAATTACAAAGGAATTAATACAAGCGGCTCGTGATATTGCCGAATCTTACACGGCACTATTAAGCCCGGGGAATTTAGCTGAGGATCTGGCTAATTTTATTGTTCGATTAATTTATTTTGCGGCTTTGTATGCGGCTGCAATCAATTACGTTATTGAATTATTGAAAATTTTATTTCCTCCAAAACGATACTTAAAGGGGTGTTATTATTTTGAATTAATGTTCAAAGCGTGTCAATATTTAGGGTATAATTTTAGTTCTGAATTATTAACAAACGCTCCCGGCTGGTTTCTTTTGCCGGTTCCAATTAACAGAAACAACCCAGAATCAATTTTTGAAAAATTAGAACATGCACTTGGAAATAATTTCAATTTAGGTTATCCAACGGCTTCCGATTCAGTTGGTTTGGTAGGTCAATTTTTTGATGCATGTGAAACGCAATTTAATGGTCGTACTTTTGTGATCGGAAATACAATCCATTTCGAACGTCGCGACTGGCTACAAAATAGTTCAACTTTGGTAATGCAACCGGCTTTAAATATACAAGCGGATCGGGATGAGTCATTCACTTATAATACTGAGGATGCTTGGAAAAGATATTACATACATTACGCTACCGATTTTAGTGATTTAAACACCGTTGAAGGCATTAATTTTGGTTTTTCGGATGCTGAATACAGTTGTGAAAATTCAGTACCGGGAGCGGACAATAATTTAATTACAATTAAAGGATTAAATGACGTTGCTATTCCGTTTGCAATGGGTTTCAATAAGGATAAATTAAGCTTAGTTGAAACAGTCGCGCTTAGTGTGGCTCAGTTAGTAGACAGTTTAACAAATGTGTTTACATTCGGAAATGGGACGAGTTATGCGACCCAAATTTCAGACCGTGTAAATGCGTTAAAAATAAGCCAACAATATTTTTCAACTACAAAAAGTTTATACGTTTACGATCGTCCAAATAATACGGTTTTAATCAATCAGGATTTCAATACAAATAACAGTGCGCGCGCTTTATGGAATAAATACCATTACATTAATCAAATACAATTAAATCAATTTGAAATACATGAAGGAGCCAGAACAAGAATAAGACAAAACGATTTTGTAAATTTGCTATCAAATAATTATGTTTTTATTGAAAACGAAATTTGCGAGGTTTTAAAAATGACTTGGATTGATGAAAAAAGTTACTGCGAAATAACGTACAGAAAGCCTTCAACGTGGGCAACAGGCAAAGTAATTACAACGACAATCAATAATTAATGGAAAACATACTAAAACAATTGAACGATTTACAGAATTCATTTGCACAAATGAAAAAAGATATCGATTCTAAGTTAATTGAAATACAACCCACGCACCCGGATTTAGCAGCAAAGGTAACAGGTGATTTTACGCGCATTTTTGAGCTGGCAAAGGACGGAGATTTAAACGCTTTAAACGAATTAAAAAAAGATTATGCCAATTAAACGGCTCATTCAACGGCTCGCTTTTTACGGATTGAATCGTGATCGGATCCGCGCTTGCAAGTGTTATTAATTCACTGTTTAAATATTTTATTTTCATTTCTATTTCGTGCAATCTCTCATCGGTTCCTTTTCCGTTTACAAGTGCCTTAATACAAACGTTTAATTCATTTGTTATTTTTTCTATTCTCGCGTGTTTTTGTTCTCCTTTGATCACGCCCACTACATTAGTTAATTCATTCGCTCCAAATGTTACTGCGCTACCTTCGTAAAGTTTGACTTCATTTACTGAAAAATAACCGCCCTCGGCAATGCTTGTATCTGGGATCCATTTTGTTTTATCTGCTATGTATTGAAAGCCTATTGAATGCTCTCGAATTATTCCATCCTCGTAGTCTCTGAATGCGTCTTCGCCCTGAGTTGAAGTACCTAATTCACCAATTGCAAAAAGCCCGTTATCGTCTTCATTCAATTCAAGGAATTTTCCAATTTGCCATTCCCAATTATGGTGGCGTAAAAATGCAATTTTTCGGTTGCCTGTGCTTAATGGTCCGCGTTCCTGAATTGATTTTGTAAACGCTCCCTTTTGAATCATGTCATTATCGGAATCGATATTGTCAAACTTCGCTAAATAAACCGCTACCTTTCGACCTACGGAATCAATATCCCGTATTTCTGCGGCTGCTTTTATATTATAAAGGTTATTTCTCATTTTTTATACTATTTCTTTTGTTTTTACGGTGTTAAAATGTCATTTTTTACACTGTTTCGGGAGTTATAACCTCTTTTGGCTGCGTAACTAAACTATTTGCAACAGCCGGATCGTATCCATAATAAGAAATTAAGGTATTAACTGCGGTTTGTCGATCCATTTCACCAAGTCCAACAGATCGATTCAAAGCAATTATTCCGTCCAAACCACCAACAGTACCCTTCAAGTTTGTTTGAGCTTGTGCAAGAGCCGCTTGTTGGCTTTGAGTTCGATCAATAGGTTGGATTTCAATATCAAATTGAGCCGCGTATTGTTCCGGTGTAATAATACCGTCCTTTAATAGAATTGAATAGCTATCGACTTCGATTTTTTGCGCTTGTGATTTCTGCATCTCATCCTCTTGTAACACTGGCACATGATCGAATGAAGCTTCGAGGTAATAACCTTGTTGACTTAGTCCAAATTGGTGCATAATTGAATCGTACATCGCCTGAGTTTCTGGGATAATTGTATCCTGATAAACCATTTTTAAGCTGTCACGAACGTTTGAGAATGTGGATCCTTTATCACTTGAAAAAAGGTTGTAATTCATTCCGTATGTGTCAATAATTGCTATTACATCCGCTGTAAGCTCTTCAAATAATAATAAGTCACGCGTTGGGTAACTCATCGGATTCCAAGTAACATTGGATTCGGTAATCATTATCTCATCTTTTTGACGTCGATACCAATCGCGTTGAATCTTAGTTCGCTCTTCGGGTGTCATTGGAATCGCCCCACCCATATCGGAATTCTGAGCGGATAAAATACCGATCGCTCCCAGATTTTCAAGTAACACGTTTCTTTTATTGTACTGAGCCTGAATATTTGACAAAGGGAACCGCAAAGAATCTATTCGTGAAATTGGTTTAACGATATTCATACCATCCGCTGTGGTTAAATAAACCGCCTCTTCCCACGTGATCAATTCTTTAATACCATCGTCGTATGTAAATTGAAACGAATCAATAAGGTTTTCCTTATCCATTTGCTTCAACTTTTTGCCGCTTAGATTGATCTGAATTTTGTTATTTGGTAAAACTACCATCAAATTACGTATATCAAATGATCGTTTTGGCGCGTATGCAACCACATTCGAGTATAAAGCATCCTGAACGCTCATCGAATAAACAACGTCCGACCAACTTTGAACGGCATTCGGCTGTGTAATTAGATCATTTAGCCAATGATTCTCTACCAATTCGCCTTTTGCATCGTATAATTTAGGTTCGTTGCCGCTCATCATAGACGCGCGTTTGTTTATTACCATGCGTAACTCTGGAATATCAACGAATAAACGCCATGCGTCGCCCGTATCTAACCAAACAGCCTCTTTTTTTCCCCAAACTTGTGCGCTTGGAGGTAGTAAATTACGCGTAATATTTGAATATCGATCTCGATCGAATAGATTATCAGTAAAGGCAGTAATAAAATCAAACGCCATTAAATATTTTTTTACAAAATTAGTCGAAAATAATTACCAATTGTCTTGCAAGTTAATTTTTTATTACATAAGGTGTTTAAACATTGACTGAGCAAATATCGACAAACCAGCCAAACAGTCGGGCGCATCGTCATTTTTGTTTTTACCTTCTTTTTGGTAGTTCTTCAAGTTGTGAATAAATTGCCCGTATTCGCCAATTTGCCCTTCCAAGAATCTAAAACGTCTTAGCGCATAACTTGAATTCATGATGATACGCGTCTCTTTGTTTTGGTTATTGATTACAGGAAGCAACTTCGTTTTAGTTTGCGCTCGCAACATCTTAATGAATATCGCGCCCATTCCGTTGGTTTCTACTCGTGAGTAACTTACTTTGTTATCATTCAACACCATTGCACAACGTGGAATTGTTACGTCAACATTTGCCTTCGTGAACACTACATCGGTTATGAACACGTCTTTGTTAACAACGTGACCGACTACCATACACAAGAAATCTCCTCCCTCGTCTGCAACGTCAATGTATGCGAATGCGCCTTCGCTATGTTTTTTAACCGCGTCAATGTCTTTGAAGTAGCGTAAATCTTCAAACAAACGTCCTTTGATGTCGACTGGTGTTTGCATGTACTCAGCCATCCAAATCTCCTCAC